GCTAACGAATACACTTCAGGCGTTTTGAAAAGCGACCGAAAAGGACACGTTATCGTTATGCGAGGAATGGAAAATGACGAAGTTCCTGACGTTGATCCAGCGCTTTACACTGCATTGTTAGGTCAGCAATCACCTTCAATTTAATAACAACTTAACTTGCAAAGAAGGGAATGGGGTTGTCCCGTTCCCTTTTTTTTGTTTAATTTAGTTCTATGAAAGTAAAAAAGGAATTTATCGGTTGCAAATGTTGGTCGCCAACGATGCAACGCTACGTCAAAATCGAAGAAGGAAAAGACGAAATCTATTTGTCGCTTGGAATCCTTGACATTTTTGAATTTGAGAAACCAAACCTTGTAAAAAAAGAAAATGTTAAAAATACAAAAAAACGGAACAACACCGCTGGTAGTGACGGTCACGGAAATGACAACAATTCCGAATCCAAACTATCTATTTGAATTCATTCACGAACAATCGTTCAACACGCAAACGTGCGTCTTGACGAACATTTCGCAAGGGATTCCGCGTTACGATGAATTTGTTCTTGTTGACGGCGTTGACGTGAACTTCATTTACGACGGCTTTTATATTTACAACATTTACCAACAATCGTCGCCTTCGAATCTTGATCCATTGAACACGCAAGGTCTTGTCGAAACGGGACGCGCTCATGTGATTGAAGCGGATTCACCAAGTTACGAATACGATTCACCGATTTATTTCAATATATATGAATAACAAATTAACTTCCGTTTCATTTCGAAAGGACTTTCAAAAACCTGAAGAAGAAAAAGACCGTTCAATGGGTTTCGTGAAATGGGGAAAAAAGAACGATTATCCCTTTTTCTTGGTTGACCTTTACAATGGTTCGGCTTACCACCAAGGAATCATCAAGAACAAAACGCACTATATCGCGGGCGGTGGTATTGAAATCGTCAACGGATTGGTGCAACCATTCATCGACAACCGTTGGTCGGACTTCGACATGAATGAAATCGCGGAACGACTGGCATTCGACCAAGAATTGTTCGGTGGAATGGCGGTCAAGGGAACATGGAACAAGGAACAAACGAAGGTCGTGATGTGGGAACACATACCGCTTGACATGATTCGAACGTCGGTCGATGAACGGACGTACTACATTAGCGACGATTGGACGGCCTTGAATCAATCACCTGAAAAAACGAATCTTCGAATCCTTCCAGCATTCGACAAGGACAATCGGACGGGTTCATTCATTCTATATTACAAAGAACCGCATTTGAAAGGGCGCAAGGAATTAGGCGTTTATCCGAAGCCTTCCTATTACGGTGGAATCACGGCCATTCAAACGGACGTGGACATTTCGAAATTCCACATGTACGAATTGCAAAACGGCTTCAAGTCCGGGACGCTAATCAACTTTCCTTCAGGTTACCCTGAAACAACTGAAGAATTGAATCGAATCAAGGCCGACGTCAAAGGACGGTCGCAATCGGTCGAAGACGCTGGGGAAATTATTTTGACATTCAGCAACGGCAAGGACGAAACGCCGACCGTGTTATCATTGAACGGGAACAACCTTGACCAACGCTATTTGGCTACGGAAAAAAGCGTTCAGCAAAACATTCTTGTGGCGCACGCGATTACGTCACCGCAATTATTCGGTGTACGTCTTGAAGGTTCATTCAATTCGGCGGAATCAATGGACTTGTTCAACATTTTCAAGGCGACCTATGTGAACTCAAAACAAAAGCGAATTGAATGGTTGCTGAATTTAATGCTTGAACTTGGCGGGTACGTTGGTAAAGTGAAGCTTCATGATGTTGAACCATTCCCGAAACCAGCACCAGCACCAGCACCAGCACCGACACCGATTGTTCAATCGTGCGATTTCAGCACCGACGAAATAAAGGTGTTCGAACAATTCGGTGAATCGAACGACAACTTCATCGTTCTTCATTCCGAACCGATTGCATGGGACACGCCAAGCGCCGAAGTTTTCGCACGAAGTCAACAACTATTTGACAAGGTTGGCGAAATTTCCGCCGTGTTGACGGGTGGCGACAAGGACGTTTTGAAACTTTTGGCCGACGGCGAATCGAGCGACGCAATCGCGAAGGCGCTCAACACATCGGTCGAAGAGGTTGCGAAAAGAATTCAGGCAATTCGTGAACTTAACTTGTTGACAAAAGAAGGCGACGTGAACACCTTGGGAAAGAATGTAATTGACAACGTTGAAATTCCCGTGTCACGCTTCCAAGTTCGTTACACTTACCGAACGCGTCCAAACGTTCCTGATCCGAAAACGCAATCGCGTGAATTTTGCGTGAAGTTAATCGAACTAAATCGAAGCTATTCACGCCAAGACATCGACACGATTTCAACACGCGTTGACCGTGACGTTTGGAAATATCGCGGGGGGTGGTATACAAATCCCGACACGGGCGCGACGACACCGTTTTGCCGTCACGAATGGATTCAACAATTAGTAATCGCACAATAATATGAACTATCTACTTTCCGTTGAGAACCTGAAGAAGCTTGGCTTGATTCATCAAAACACCGACACGAAAATTCTTGCGGTGGCCATTCGTCGAAGTCAAGACATTAACGTTCAACCAGCGCTTGGAACACCGCTTTACAAGGCGTTATTGCAACGCGTTCAAACGAACACATGGACACCTACTTATTTAACGCTCATGAACGACTACGTCGTGCCATGTTTGGTCGCTTTTGTGGACTACCGTTGTGCGTTATTGTTGAACGAAAAGCTGACCAACAAATCGGTTGGTCGAATTGACGACGAACACATCAAAGCGAACGACGATAAAATGACATTCACGCTTCGCGACCAACTATTGAAAGACGCGCAATTCTACAAAGAACGCTTGATTGGTTTCTTAATGGACGACAACGGCGACAATTACCCTGAATACATTGATTGTTGCGGTTCGCCTTCAATGTGTCATGAAAAGGTGACGAAGGATCAAACGGGATATTCACCGTTAAACTGGACAATATGAACAAACGGTTCACACCTTCGAAGAAAGATATCGAGAAACTGAACAAATACTTGAAAAATGGAAAAGACGTTAAACCAACTCATGAAGGAATTCGAAACGATTGCAACGGAACACCGTCAAATCAACGCGTTCTTTCAAGGCGACTACCTTGACGCGGTGTCACGCGACGCGGTTGATTACCCTTTAATGGTTGTCACGTTGCAACCGGGTGTCATTAACGACTTCGGTGTTCAGGTGAACGCAATCATTTCCATTGCGGATAAATACAACGTTCAGGAATATCGACAAATTAACGAAATTCATTCCGATTGTCTTTCCATTTGCAAGGACATTCATGTGATATTGAAGCAATGGCGCTTCGAAGATTTCCTTGACGTCGAAGGAACAATCACAACGACGCCATTCATCAACCGTTCGCATGATGTTACGGCAGGGTGGACCATGAACGTCGCGATGAATGTGTTCGACAACGAAGATTGGTGTCAAATTCCTATGGACAATTATTCATTTAGCAATGATTAAACCCGGACACATTCAATTCATGGCGGTGGCTTATTACCTATTCAGCTACGCGACCGCGTTTTCGTTGTGGTTCGCCGTCGAACTTCACTTGATTTTGTTCGGTTGGGCGTTATTTTGTTTCAACAATTACCAACTATTCACCGAACTATTCTACCAACAAAACGATGAAATCTAAATTGATTCTTTTCCTTATTTCCGTTATTTCAATTCTTGCACCCATTAAAGGAATGGTCATGATTACCGTCTTTTTTATTTGGGTTGATTTGTGTTTCGGTATTTGGCGAAGTCGTAAATTAAAAAAACCGCTTCGTTCGCGTGGGTTTGCAAGGACAATTTCGAAAACTTGTCTTTACGCTGGCGGTATTGTGTCTGTTTATTTCCTTGAAAAAGAAGTTCTTTCCGACTTGATTGGAATGTTTGTGTCAGTTGACCTTGTGTTGACCAAGGCATTCACCTTTTATTGTGTTTTCACCGAATTAAAATCAATCAATGAATCGTATTTCGACGTCACTGGAAAGGACGTCTTGAAAGGATTTAAGGAATTTATCACCGCAAAAAAACAAGAATGGGACGAATTCAAATAAGTGACTTGAACTTGATTCAAGAACGATTGTCACCCGGACAATTCATTGCCGAAGAACACCCAAAAAAACAAGTTTACCTTCACCATACGGCGGGCGGTGGCAACGCTCGAAGCGTTTCGAAGTTTTGGAATTCGAACGAATCCAAGATTGCGACGCCTTTTGTCATTGGTGAACGTGGCGAAATCGTTCAATGTTTTTCTTCGAAACATTGGGCGTGGCATTTGGGCGTCGGTTCGGACATTTTCAAAGCGAACAAGCTTCCATTCATCGACTTGAATAAGTATTCAATCGGAATTGAATTAACGAACTGGGGAATGCTTCGACAAGTCAACGGGAAATTTTACAACTACGTGAACGGTGTCGTTCCTTCGGCGAACGTTGTTGAACTTGAAAAGCCGTTCAAGGGGTTCAAATTTTGGTATCGTTACACCGACGAACAAATAGAATCGACACGAAAGCTTGTCATTTATCTTTGCGAAACATACGATATTCCGATTGATTACAACGAATCGATTTGGGACATCGATTTGAACGCGCTAAAGAACGTTCCGGGAATATACACCCACAATTCAGTTCGTCGCGACAAGTTCGACGTTTATCCATGTCCACGTTTAATTGAAATGCTGAAGAACTTATGAGAATAATATTAGCCGTTTTCGTGGCGTTTGCCGTCGTTTCGTGTTCGTCCGAACGCTTGGCACAATACCACGTCAAAAAAGCGCTTAAACACGGCGCAAAATTGACACAAGATAGCGACACAATTCGAATCACGACCATTGATTCATTCCCGGTTATTCGTCACGATTCAATCGTTTGGGAAAAGTTCATCACAACGAAAGATACAATCGTGAATTTCAAGAACGTGTACGTTCCGAAGACACGCTGGCAAACGCGAATCGAATACAAAGAACGCGTCAAGACGCTTCGAATTCAAGGCAAGACCGAATGGAAGACGGCGAAGGCCATTCAGGTTGTGAAATATCGAACGAATTGGTGGATGGTGTTAATTGCTTTCGTGGTCGGATTCATTCTTCGATTTGTTTTCAATTCAACGTTCATCGGTCGCGTTAAATTATTCTTCAAATATATTGCATGAAATACCGTCCAAGGCTGACGCCTGACGAATTCGAAGTGGTTCAACAATATCGTGCCATAAAACGCGAATGCGACGAACAAGACATTGATTTGAAGACCGTCAAGCATGGCTGGTTGAAATCAAAGAACACGTCTTTGTTTTTCAAGAATCCGAACTTTGAAGATAACGAATCGAACAAAATTGAAAACCTGAAGGTTGACATTCTCAAAGCAATCGAAGAACATTCACCAGTTTATCCAGCAATCAAACGGACGAAATCAAGCGAAGGTCATTTGCTTGTTATTGATCCAGCGGACGTACACATCGGAAAGCTGGCGACCGCATTTGAAAGCGGTGAAAATTACAACCAACAAATCGCGGTCAAGCGCGTTCACGAAGGCGTTCAAGGAATCCTTGACAAGTCAAGCGGGTTCAACATCGACAAGATATTGTTCATCGGCGGGAATGACATTCTTCACATCGACACGCCCAAAAGACAAACGACTTCAGGAACGCCACAAGACACCGACGGAATGTGGTACGAAAATTTTCTAAACGCGAAACGGCTTTATGTTGACATTCTTGAAAAGCTTGTCACAATCGCGGACGTTCATTTCACGTTCAATCCTTCGAACCACGATTATACGAACGGGTTTTTTCTTGCGGACGTGATTCAATCATGGTTTCGTAATTGTCCGAACATTACGTTCGATTGTTCCATTGCACATCGCAAGGCATTCCGTTACGGGACGTCTTTAATTGGAACAACACACGGCGACGGCGCGAAGCTTCAGGACTTGCCGTTGTTAATGGCGCAAGAATTTCCGCTTGAATGGTCGCAAACGAAACACCGCTACGTTTACACACACCACGTTCACCACAAGATGTCGAAAGATTTCATCGGTGTGACGGTTGAATCTTTGCGTTCACCTTCTGGAACGGATTCATGGCATCACCGAAATGGCTACCAACACGCGCCGAAGGCCATTGAAGGCTTCATTCATCACCCGGAACACGGTCAAATTGCACGATTAACACATTTATTTTAAGTTTTTTTCACCGCAAATAATCGGAATTTAACCGATTTATTCTCACGATTTTGACATTTGCTTATTTAGAATGATTCTAAATTTGTTAAAAACTTAAAAAAATTTGTATAAAGTTTTGCACTTATGAAACATTTTGTAATTTAGCAACGTTAAACAATTAAAAAAAACGTTATGAAACCACACCAATGTAGAAGACGAGTTACTGAATTAGAAAAACAGCAACATCAAAGATATTTGAATGAATTAAAAATTCAAGATTGTAAAAAACACATTGACTTTTATCTTGAGTTACTTAATACCGATAAACTTACAATAGAACAACAAAGACGTGTTTTATATCTTATCGAAGAGCAAGAGTTAATAATTTCAAAAATACAAGCAAGTAAAATTTAACAAAACGGGGGGTGCGCATCCGTAACGCACAATTAAATCAAAACGTTATGAACACTTACAAAATCTTTTTCAAAGACGCGAACGACGACACCGTCTTCGCAATCAATCACCAAGCGGTGACGCAATTCGAAGCTTACGCCTTCGCAAATCAAATCGTCGAAGCAAAAGCCGAACAACTTGGATTGACCAAGTTCGAAGTCGAAAAGAAACCAACGCAACAAGAACTTGAATTCGCTGGGAAATATCCCGAATACACCCGCGCGATTCAGTATGTTCGCAAGAACGAAGACAAGCTTGACAAGCAATTCTTGTTCAACCTTTTGACGTCGTGTCTTTGCTACATGGACGAAGCTTCATTGAAAACAATCAATAACATTTGGCTGAAATGAAAAAAATAATCATCAACGAAATCGGTGGCGCGTTGTTCGTCGCCGTTTTCCCTTACCTTTTGTATAAACTTTTAATCTTTTTAATATGTGGATAGAACTTGAAAATCAAACTGCCTATTTCGCAAACAACGAATTTCACGGCCATTGCACCTTTGAACTTGTCGATGTTCCTGAAGAAGGATTCGCGGTCAAGGTTTCCGACATCAACGCGACAATCGAAATCGGTGGGGTTGAACACGATTACGAACTAACTTCAGCGCAAGTCACCGAATTGATTGAATACATCGAATCAAGAGCGAACGACGAATTGCTATGGGAAAAACGAATCCAAGACGAATGCGCTTACAACGAATGGATCATTGACGAATTTATACGACACCATGAAGACAACTAAAAAACAAAAACCGAAACCAACGCCACAAATGACGCTTGCTGAATGCGTTCGCTGGTGGACGAAAGAATGGCGCGGAACATTCGACGTCCAGCTTTACTTGAAAGTATGTGAAATCAAATCGAAGAACTCATGAAACAAACAATTTTAAATCTTATTCAAGAACACAAGCTTGATTCGAATTCACGCAAACGTGAAAAGGTTTACAAACGTTACTACCTTATGGGCGTTCTTTATTCGATGAACTGCATGACATTAACCGAAATAGGCGAATCATTCAAACGCGACCATGCAACCGTAATTCACGGAATCAAGCAACACAACAAATGGTGGCACATGAAAGACCAGCTATATTATCGGTTGGTTCACGACTTCATTGAAATCGTTCAACCTGAACTATTAAGGCTTCCGAAAAATTACTATTTCAAATGTAAGGCTGGTGACAACATGGTCACGATTGAAGGAAATTTCACGCAAAAAATGTTGACGTCGTTAAACGAAACATTGAACCGTCATGAAATTTCCGCTATCTTTGCCGAATAGCGTTTAATACTTTTGATTAGAGAAACGTCCGGGAAACTGGGCGTTTTTTTTTGGCCTTGCGTTACAAAACGGGGTTTTTCCTTATTCCCTCCCACGAAAAAATT